GCTACCAGACGGTAATCCCAACAACACATTTTTCTGGGTAGAACGAGCAATGATCAAATTGCCGTTCGCAGGTATCAAAGGTGAAACAGACAGTCGTCCAGTTCAAGTGCAAGTTCCTTGCGTTGAAATGTACAACGACGGTACAGCTTGCCCAATCCTTTCAGAAGTTCGTGGTTGGTTCAAGGATAAAGCCCTTGAAGAAATGGGTCGTAAGTATTGGAAAAAGCGTTCATACATTTTCCAAGGCTTTGTTGTTGAAGATCCTATTAAGGAAGATAAAATTCCAGAGAATCCGATTCGTCGATTCATCATTGGTCCTCAAATTTATCAAATTATCCGTTCAGCATTGATGGATCCAGAGTTGGAAGAATTGCCAACTGACTTTATGCGTGGTGTTGATTTCCGTATTGCTAAGACCAGCAAAGGCGGATTTGCTGACTACTCTACATCAAAGTGGAGCCGTCGTGAACGTGCTATTTCCGATGCCGACAAAGCAGCAATTGAACAATTTGGATTACACAATCTAAGCGACTTCCTACCTAAGAAGCCAACTGATGTTGAGCTTAAGGTAATGAAGGAAATGTTTGAAGCGTCAGTTGACGGTGAAGCATACGACTTAGAGCGTTGGGGTCAATATTTCAAACCAGCAGGTATGGGTCAAGCAACTGGTGATCCCAATAAATCTTCTACACCACGTGCCGCAGTGGCAGCACCAACACCGGCAGCAGCCGAAGAAGACGCTCCTTGGGAAGAGCCTACTACTCCTGCTGTAAAAACAGCACCAGCAGCACCAGCAGGTGAAAGTGCAAGTCGTGCGCAAGACATTCTTGCCATGATTCGTAATCGTCAGAAGTAAAATGACTATAGAGAATACGGGTGCAAGCTCGTATTCTCTATCCACTTAAAGAGAACAATATGGCAAAAGCATTCGACATTTCAAAATTTAGAAAGTCCATTACTAAGAGTATCGAAGGTCTTAGTATTGGTTTTAACGACCCTACAGACTGGGTCAGCACAGGTAATTATGCATTAAATTATCTGATTAGCGGAGACTTTAATAGAGGAGTACCGCTAGGCAAAGTGACAGTATTTGCAGGCGAAAGCGGTGCAGGCAAATCGTATATATGTTCCGGCAATCTTATTCGTCACGCACAGGAACAAGGCATTTATCCTATTTTAATTGACAGCGAAAATGCCCTAGATGAAAAATGGTTACACGCACTAGGAGTTGATACTAGTGAAGGTAAACTGTTAAAACTCAATATGGCTATGATTGACGATGTTGCTAAAACTATTCACGAATTTATGAATGAATATAAAGCAATGTCTGACGAAGATAAGCCTAAGGTCTTGTTTGTTATTGATTCGTTAGGTATGTTGCTTACTCCTACTGATGTTAATCAATTTGAAGCAGGTGACCTTAAAGGTGATATGGGTCGTAAACCTAAAGCATTAACTGCTCTAGTTCGTAATTGTGTTAATATGTTTGGCAGTCACAATGTTGGTTTAGTCTGTACTAATCACACATACGCAAGTCAGGATATGTTTGATCCAGATGACAAGATTAGTGGTGGTCAAGGTTTCATTTATGCGTCATCTATTGTTGTAGCTATGCGTAAGTTGAAATTAAAAACAGATGCGGATGGCAATAAGACAACTACAGTTAACGGCATTCGTGCTGCCTGTAAGGTTATGAAAACACGCTACGCAAAACCATTTGAGAGTGTACAGGTTGAGATTCCTTATGAGACCGGTATGAGTCCATTTAGTGGATTGGTTGATTTATTCGAAGCCAAAGGGATGTTGAAGAAAGAAGGCAACAGTCTAGTCTACACAACCAATGACGGAGAAATCATTAAACAATTCCGCAAGGCTTGGGAACGAAATGAAAAAGACGGCCTTACCATTATGATGGAAGAGATTTCAAAACACGGTGAAAAATCAGTTTCTGGGATAACTACTACAGTTGAACCTGAAACGGAGAGCGTATAATATGAAAGAAGATTTAATTGCAGATATTTGGACATTGGTTTTAGAACATATTCCAGAGAAACATCGTAAAGATGTAGCAGCAGATTTTGTTAATACATTAATGGATTATGGAATTAAAGAATCTGTACTAGAAAGCCTGCAAGGAATTGATGCCTATCTCGACGATGCTATAAACTATGTCATTGATGGCGAGGAAATTAGTGACGACGAAGACTACGAAGATGAGGAATAAATGAATTGGTATGATCGTGTTTCTAAGGATATTTCAAACATACCCGATGCTGTGGCCTATTATGAAGCTGAATTAATTCAAGCAAAACAAGATGTCCGCATAGCGGGTAACATCGAGAAGGCGAGTTCGCAGATGCCCGGCATTGTAGAAAACCGATTTAATCAACTTCAAGAAATTGAAGGTATTTTAGAATATCTCAATATCGAACTTCGTAGACTGCGTAGTCAACATTTTCGCAAGTATCTTGAAAACTATCAACGAGCTTTATCTTCTAGGGACTGTGAAAAGTTCGTAGAAGGTGAAGCTGACGTTGTAGACTTTGAAAAAATCATCAACGATTTTGCCTTGCTACGTAACAAGTGGTTAGGCATTATCAAAGCACTTGATCAGAAACAATGGCATTTAAGCAACATTGTTAAACTGCGAGTATCCGGCCTAGAAGACGCCACTCTTTAAATTGATCATTATATATGCAGATAAATATCTGCATGAAAATTGTACTAGTCACAGGCGGATTTGATCCCTTACACAGCGGTCATATCGAGTATTTTAAAGCAGCAAAGCAATTAGGTAATCTTTTGATTGTAGGCATCAATAGCGATGCTTGGCTTGCACGTAAAAAAGGCAGAGCATTTATGCCTGCTGTTGAACGTAAAGCTATTATTGAAAATATATATCAAGTTCATCGAGTTATAGAATTTAATGACAGCGACGGTAGTGCTATAGATGCTATTAGACAAGTAAAAGAATTATTTCCTAGAGATCAAATAATCTTTGCCAATGGTGGAGATAGAACCAAAGACAACATTCCTGAAATGGTCTTTGAAGATATAGAGTTTGTGTTCGGAGTCGGTGGAACTAATAAAGCTAATAGTAGCAGTTGGATATTAGAAGAATGGCGAACACCTAAGACTAGCAGGGCCTGGGGATACTATCGAGTGTTGCATGAAGTTGGCAACCATGTCAAACTCAAAGAACTTACAGTCAATCCCAAGACTTGTCTTAGTATGCAACGTCATCAAGACCGTGCAGAACATTGGTTTGTAGCCGAAGGTACAGCCACAGTCTATAGCATAGATCAAAGTTCAGACATGGATCTATTAGGTGAATATATACAACATCAACACATACACATCAATAGAACCCAATGGCATAAGTTATGCAATGAAACTGATCAACCTTTGCGAGTTATTGAAATACAATACGGCGAAAATTGTGTAGAAGAAGATATAGAACGAAAATGAAAAATTGGATCTTCTTAAGCAAAGACGGACAAGATCAGTATATTGCCAAACTTGCAGCATCTTGTGGTGGAAAGATTGTTTCAACTGACGATTTTGTTTACAGTGATTCTTCTGAGCCTATAATACTCAGAGGAATATTAAAACATAAAATTATGAAACAATGTTGGGACGACAGTAGAAATTTCTTTTATATGGATACTGGATATTTTGGTAATGATGCAACATCAACTAATCCCAATGGATGGAAATACTGGCATCGAATAGTAAAAAATAATTTACAACACGGAGAGATTATTCCAAGACCCGACGATCGATGGAAGAAATTTAACAAGACTATTGAGCCTTGGAAAAAAGACGGAAGAAAAATCATTGTTGCAAAACCAGACGAAAAACCCTGCAAATTTTACGGCATTGATCTTGATCAATGGACCGTTGATACCGTAAACACAATTAAAAAATACACAGACAGGCCTGTAGAAGTTAGAGAACGAGCGCCAAAAAGAGAAGACAGAGTATTGAGCAAGCCTTTAAAAGAAGCATTAAAAGATGATGTATTTGCACTAGTAACATACAATTCAGTAGCAGCTACTGAAGCTGTAATGAATGGAATTCCAGCTTTTACACTTGCTCCATGTAATGCTGCAAGTCCTGTTGCCTGTCAAGATTTATCTATGATTGATACTCCATACTATCCGAATGCAGATAAATTATATGCGTGGGCCTGTCATTTAGCATACGGACAATTTCACAATTCTGAATTGATATCTGGTACAGCTTTAAAAATATTAACAGAATTATAATCAAGGAAACATATGAAAATTTTTGTCGGCTACGACCCGAGAGAAGATATCGCATATAAGGTTTGCGAATTTAGTATTAAATCTAGACAGCCAAATGCAGAAGTAATTCCGTTAAAACAAAATCAACTTAGAGAGACTGGTTTGTATACTCGAGAAATTGATCCGTTAAGTTCTACAGAATTTACCTTTACAAGATTTTTAGTGCCACATCTAATGGATTATAAAGGGTGGGCAATTTTTATAGATTGCGATTTTTTATGTCAAATTGACATAGAAGAAGTTTTTAAACAAGTAGATGATAATTTTGCAGTAATGGTTGTTAAGCACGACTATACTCCAGCCGAAGGGGTAAAGATGGACGGTCAACGTCAACTGCCTTATCCAAGAAAAAATTGGAGTTCTATGATCCTATGGAACTGTGGTCATCCTTCGAACAAAAAACTACATCCGGAT